AAGGTAGAGAAGCATGGCCAATATGACCACTCTGTCCAGCAGCACTATAAACACCACCAATTTCTTTGGTGACGGTTACACAAAGAGAACTAGCGGCTCCTTTACTCTTGCGAGAGACTCGTTTACGTGCTTTAACGAAACCGGCAGATCGACCAGGGGTCGTAGCACGATTACCAGCGAACAAACGACGGCGAGTATTAAACTCAACATTAACAGAACCACTAGGCTTCGGCTTTTTGGGAGCCGACGGACGAGTGCGGTTACCAGCCTTATTAGGAGTTTGCATAAGGTTGAGAGCAAGCCGCGCCGCAGCAGCAATTCCTGCGGCTCTTCCATTACGTTGCCAACCTTTCTTTGCCATTTAAAGAACAGAATTGATTGGATACGGTTAACCCCTTAAATATTTTTTTTTGGGGCACTTGCAGTGCCCGGCCTTCGGCCACGTCTGACGTAATATTTATGACGTCATCGTGTTACGTGTTACTTGGCTCTAGTAGGTAATACTGGCGTAACACAAGGTTACTTGGGTGTACTACTAGAGCTAAGTCACTTGGGGTGTACGCTCCGGCCCACGGCGCCGGCCCTGGCGGGACGCTAAAACTTCTTATATAATCTGGCTTCGATTTCGAGGGTTAGGGTCTCACGCTACCATTACCCTCATCTGGCCTTCGGCAAACACTCGCTATCCGCTCGGTCAGATGGGGCCGCCCGGCGGTGCGCGGCATAATGGGCTACGACGTGCATAATAATCAAATACTAACCCTAAATTTATTACAATAATAAACCATCACGGGGAGGTGGTCGTTCCAAAGGAGCGACAAAATGAGTAACAGTAAGACGGCGCATCAACGCGGCAAGCGTCTCGACGTCCAGTGTCGGGTACCATGCAGCAGGCGAGATGTTGGAGGTAATCCAAATTGTCGTGGCTCGTAGCGTTGTCCCGCTGCCCTTAATCTCGATATTGACGGGATAGCGGTCAAACCATCGGAGGATATGGGATATATCGATGTCCCCTCGAAACTCGTCGATGACCACGTGTCGCTGGCCACGATAGCCGTCCCAAAACTTCGTCCTCGGATCCTTAGGATACGCCTGGTCAATCCCGGCCTCGTCCCAAGCACGACGAGATTTACCTGTACCGGTAGCGCCCCAGAAGACGTTGATAGTACGTTCGATGGCCTCGGGGACAAGATGGTCAACGGCAATCTGCTTGAAAGTGCGATAGTGTTGGATGCGGAGGCCCGCGTCGATATCGACCAATTGTCCTGTCTTGGCGGACTCCCAAACTGCGTCCCAGTCCCGCTTGTTGTTGCGTCGGTGAGCTCGCTCGCCCAATTCAAAGCGGGTGTTGTCGACGGCAGTATCATCCTTCCAGACATACGTATCGGCGGCGGCAGATCGGGTGAGCTCGGCATGATAAGGACCGAAGACGGCGGTGACGGCCGAGAGTCGAACGTTCTTGGGCCATGCGGCGATAAGCTGCCAATGGAGGAATCCACCGTCACCTCGCTCCAATTGACCCTTGATATGGGCGACTCCGGCTGGTAAGAACGGAACGAACGCATGATGAGGAATAGTCAAAATCCAATAGCGACCGACAACGGCAGGCATAAAGAAAAAAAAAAGTGAAATTAAAACGACGGATCGAGCCCGCCTTTTATACTTTTTCCAACAGGGTTAGGAGATTGAAATCTCCCGGGGTTAGGGGATTCGATCCGCACCAATAAGATTACAGAGATTTATTACGTCATAATTTCATAAATTTCAAACATTAGTATAAGTTTTTTCGAAATACGGGACCGAACGAAAATTGCGTTTTTCAAAAACATTGGCACCATACTCAACATCAATCTCGTACGCCAACTGTATTTGACCAGAATCAATAGAAACGTCGATCATTTTATCCAACGACCAAATGAAAAATGAACCATATTTGGTTTGAACATCTTTAGAAGCAGAACCATTACGATTCCAATTAAAGGCCGAATAAACCTTAGTCCATTGACCAGAAGCCGCACCAGTAATAACAGAAGTCTTAATGTGACCGGGTTCGATACGAACTTTACCGGTCATTTTAACATCAGGCAGATCGACAGCACGAACGGGTTCTTGGAGGTCATTCGACGCAACATCCACGGCAATAAGTCCGGTAACAGGACTAGCGAAAAAAGACACACTAGGAGTACCACGAATACCAGTGTACACTGTACCCGAACCCTTACCTTTATGAATTTTACCAGCAAGAGGCAAATTATTAACAGACAACTCGTCTTCGCCGGCAGCTTCAACAGAACGATTTTGAACCTTCATAGCCGACTTCGACCATAACTTAACATACAATTCACTAAACCTAATGTTCGCAGGCATAGTGATAGTACTTTGTCCAGCAACAAGCGCATTACATATATACTTAATATTCAAGAATTCAGTATCTTGACCGTCCGAAAGATTATATGTACGAGTACTTTCACTAAACTGAGCCGCAACAGTCTCAATAGTATCAGTACTCAACAAACTAACAGACTCAGTTTGAAGAGATGCACCAGGATAAAATTGAAACTGGACAAGAATAGAATCGTCGGTAGTAGCTCCAAAAGGAGTATCCAAACGATCAACGCGACAACCAGCTTTGATAACCAAATTTTTGATCAAAGCACGCCACATCATCAACATAGCAGTATCTGAAGGTAGAGAAGCATGGCCAATATGACCACTCTGTCCAGCAGCACTATAAACACCACCAATTTCTTTGGTGACGGTTACACAAAGAGAACTAGCGGCTCCTTTACTCTTGCGAGAGACTCG